GATTTACCATTTGCATATAGCTCATCTATTTTTGCAATAGCTTTATCTTTTTTTCTATCAATTCTTAAATTTTCTGCTTCACCGATTTTGTATCCTGCGTTTACTAATGATTTTGCTAATCCATCAACACTACTACCTGTTGAGACATATCCTGCGTTTGCCGCACCATAATATTTGTTTGTTCCTTGTCTTTGATATTTAGCCATTATTTTTTCGCCTCTTTATTAGTTTGACTTCTTTGATAACCGCCGTTAGCCGCAGTAGCTACATCTAACATTAAACCAGTTCTTGACGGGTCTGTAGGTGGTTTTAAACTGTTATAAGTTTTAACTTGATTAGCGTATGCTTCAGTTTGTTGATTTTGAAATAATTGAATATCTTTTTCGTAACCACTTGTTATATCAATCCAATCTTCATCATACATAGCTCCAATAGATTGTACAATTTTAGTATCGTTAGCATTTCCTAAATTAATTTTTTGTGCAATTTCTCTGTCTCTTTCAGCTTTAGTTCTCATTTCAGCTTTAGTTTTTTCCATGTCTGCATTAATTTTTTCTTGGTCAATTTTAACCATGTCATGCAGGTATGCCTTATCAGCATTACTTCTTGTGGTATCTTGGTCTCTTCTTATAGCGGCATTATCTACTTTCTTTTGTCTATAAGAAACAACTGCTCCTGCTACTTGAAGTGCCGCTTGAATATCACACATTAATTATTTACCTCTTTCATCATTAATAAAAATGGCATCTTTCCAATACCAAAATCTCCTATTTTATTTTTTGGTTCAAATCCTAAAAATTGTAACCATTTTAAACTTTTCCAATTTCTTTCATCTACAAAATTGTAAACGTATTCATAACCTTCACTCATTTCGTCTACCCATTTAGGACATTCTTTTATAAATTGTTTAGTATGTTTAAATAAAGTTTCACTAGACAATAACCAAACAACTCCAAATCCTTTTTCTGAAGACGGTACAGAACCAAACATACCAATGACACCTTCAGATGTTGTTCCTATAATAGAGTAAATTTTTCCTTCTTGAGTAAAAGGAGTAACAAGAGCTTCTAAAGGTGATACACCGTTGGAAGCCATTATTTCTTGTCTGTCACCTATTCTTATCTTAGGTGCTAACTCTAACGCATCTTTTAGTTCTGCTTTTCTAACGTAATTTTCTTTCATTAAATCCTTCTTGCTCTGTTATGATAATAACCTTCAACTTCTGCCCCTGCGATATACATAGGCAAGTGAGATGACGATTTAATATCTAAAGTAAATTCTGTATTTTTACATTGAACAGGCACTCTTAAAGTTCCTGTCGCAATAGCAGGTTGTCCAACAATAGATGTAGATGTTCCAATAATGTAACCATTCATAATAGCTGTAGATGTGTTTCTATTAGTTGGTGTAACTTCAACTTGAAAGTATCCACTATTTTCAAAATTAAATGATATGTTTCTTATTTGGTATCTTCCTGAAGTGACTGCTATTAATCCTCTTCCTGTATTTTCTCTTACATACTGAGTAGACATTGTGTACTTACTTTCATAAGGTATTCCTATGAACAACGCTGTGTGGTCTCCTGCAATAGTATAAGTTGAACCTGAAGTGTTGGTTACAGTGTAATTATTACCGTTGGTTTTATCTACTGCAATTAATCCTGTTTTTGCACCATAAGGTGATACAAATGTTGTTAAATCTGTAGCACTGTCATACGTTCCTGTAACAGAAGTTTTAAGGTCAATGTAAACTCCATGACCTATTGTTGTATCTTTTAAATTTCTTAAATCTATTTTTAATAATTTTGTTGTAGTGCCTTCTGAAGCTAAGACATAAATAAAACTTTCTAATGACATAGCACCAATAATTTTTACACCTTCAAATGTCCATTTAGACCATGCGTTTTGAACTTTCTCTCCACCATCAAAAAAGTATTTATAGATATACATTGTGTTAGCGTATGTTGTAGACGCTGTGCCACTATAAGGTGCTGTTTGAGTATCTGCTGTATCTGAAGTTAAAAATATTAATGTGTCTTCAGTAGTGTTACTAATGATTTGATAGCAATTAGTAGGTATTAAATTTCCTACTGACACCGTAATATCTAGTCCATCATTTGTTAATGTATCATCATCTGCAAAATATTCTCTTATTGCAGTATTGTTTGTTCTTGCTTGTGCAAAATATGCAAACTTACCTGCTGATACTGGTGTAACTTTATCATCATGTTCAAATGAAGATACTTGATTAAGTATTGCTGAAGTTGGTGAAATAGTTTCACCTGAACTATCTAGTTTGTATTGTGCAGTGTCAGAAAATAACAATAAACTTTCATTAAATCCAACAGAGTTTTTAAGTGTATTAACTTCTGTACCTGAAGCCGCAATATCAATGGGGTCTGTATCTAAAACTTGTGTTGATGTTGTAGCAAAATAATTAAAGAAAGAAGCATTTTCTGTTAATACTAAATTTTCTCCTGATAATATTCCTAATCTATTTTTATAATAAGTTAAGTTATTTACTTTTTTACCAACAAAAGTTGGGTCAGGGTTTGTATCAGCGTCTCCGCATACTCTATCTGTCCAATCTAATTCTTGAAATGTAAAAGTTCCATCATTGTTATTAATCAATGCGTGTGGCATTGTAGAATTATCTAAACCAATAGAAGTAGCAGGTGCAATAGTTTCATTCCATACACCAGACTTTCCTGAAAACTTTACATAGTAATCTGAAAGTGTATCACCTTCTTCTCCAGTAATTTTTATTATTACTCCTTCTTTTCCGTAAAAAGGTAATTTACTAAAATCTTGAATTTCATCTCTTATAGAATACATGGCTGTGTTACCAGAACCATCTGAAGTAGTTATTTCATAGTTAGCGTTTTGGTCGGTAGGTTTTCCATAGATTACACTGTCGTATGCTTCAAAAGTAAAATATGACGTAAACCCAGAATAATTTGCTAAACCTTGTGTTGTAGATACAGACGCATTCGTATCTGTTCTTCTAACATTAAATCCAATACCATTTGCGGCACTGTCCCAATGTGTACTTGATGTACCATATAAAAGTATATCTGTTATTTTATTTGTATCTCTAAATTTACTATCGGTGGACGCATCATTACCTGAAGGTAATTGAAAGACTACTTCTAGTTCTTGTGCCATTGATGGGTGTTTCAAGGCAACTTTATATTCTCTACCGTAGTTTGTTAATTTACAAACAATTAAAAACTCTTCTACTTTAGCCGCAGACGTTGTGCTATCAGCCGCAACTGTAGTTCCTGTGTTAGCTACAAATGTATAATCTGCTATGTTAACTAATTTAAAATTTTCTCTAGGGTTTGTAGAAGTTAAATAACCTGACCCACTTGCTACTGTAACTGTTTTTTCTGTACCATCTAAACCAAATACTTTTACCCCACCATTATATAATGCCACGATATATTGATTGTCAGCATCTCTTTGTATTTGCCAAAATTTTGTTTTGTTAGAATAAATATTACTGTTGTCTAATGTTGCTACAAAATCTAAAGGAGGTCTTTTTGATAAACCATCTACTAATCCGTTTTGTAAATTTATCTGGTCTTCTCCTTGATTAATACCTCTTTGTGTTGGTGTCTGTTGAGACATGCCATTTAAGAAGTTAGGAATAGATTGTGAAACAACACTTCCCATTTTTAATAAGTCCTTCTAGTAGTTCTATGAATAATAGAAAATGTATTGCTGTCCCCTTCAAGAATATTGACATCAGCTTCTTGGCTATCAGCTTGATGAAATGCCATTAATGCTTCATTTTCATCTTGACCAATTAATTGTGTAATCTCACTATCACCAATAAATCTAGCCGCAAATCTTCTTGCCGCTTTCATTGTAATGTATTGTCTTGCGTATTCTGGTAAATCTTCAAACTGTTGTACTAGAACTAAATCAACTGAATTTGGAGCTGAAGTAAAAACATCAGTATGATTATCCATATCATAAAGAAAACCACTTCTTATTGTATAATTATATTGTCTATAGTGTGCATTAGCATCTGCTTTTACACAGTTAGACGGAAGCGGAACTTTGCTATCACTATCTAAAGATAAAGATTTATAATTGGTATGTGTGTTGAAATTCCACCCTTGAGATTGGATAGACATAGATGTTTCGTTAAGAATATTTTTTGCTGTACTTACATCAACTGTTGTAGTGCCTGTAATACTATTGACTGGAGCTTCTCCAATCGTAGAAAGCATTGTGTTAACAGCTTGTAATTCGGTTGTGGGTGTTATTTGTGTTGCCATCTATCCTCTATGTTAAATTTTGTGTGAGAACACTGGGCGGATTGTCAGTGTTAATCTCCGCCCAATGTAAGTAAAGAGGGACTATGCCGCTTCTTTAATTCCGACTGCCGCTTCTGGTCTTAATACACCATGACCCATGCTGTATTTAGCTACCATTAACGTACCTTGTCTTCTAATGTCGTACTCTTTTTCAACAGCTAAATCCATTAGCTTAACAGTTCCAACTGCTGAAGGGTGAGATACAAGAGCAACAAAGTTTGATAGGTTAACTGCTTGAGGAGTTGAACCACCATTAGTTGCTGAACCTGCGTCTGTACCTGAAGTTACATTAGAGTTAACAAAGTGTGCCACAGGTACTAATTCAATACCTGCAATTTTGTGAACTTTACCTTCAGCGATTGAACCGTTACCACTGAAATCAACATTCACTGCATTTGTAGCGTTTGCTAATTTGTAGTATTCTTCCAATCTCATAAAGCATTTTCTGCCTTCTGAAGGAACATAGTTAGCATCAAGTTCTTTAGCCGCCGCAAAGATTGCATCAATCATTGCATTAGCCGCAGTGCTATCTGTAGCAGATGCGATACCTGTGTTTACTACGTTAGTTGTAGCGTCTCCACCAGTGATACTTGCACTAGCTAAAGATGCTTGACCAATAGTTTGTAAGATGTGCTTATCTTTTTGAAAAGCCAAAGCTCTACCAATTTCAGTAGAGTAAGCTGACCTTACGTCCCAGTGGTTTTTTGCTTCTTCGATATTCGATACGAATACTGAAGATATTAAAAGGTCATTAATTGTAATAACCTTTTCGTTGTGGTTAATATCTGAACCTGTAATTTCAGTACCAACTGCGTGATATGAAGCACCAATTCTTCCCATTACTGGAAAAGTTGCTGACTTCCCATTACTGATACTTCTAACCATATCAGCACCCTGTGTTTTTGAAGCTCTATCAAATGAAGTAATAACTTCACCTGCGAATACTTTTAAAAACAAAGCGTCATCACGAGTTGCACCAGAATTAGCATTTCCAAATTTAACTGGACTTGCGTTTGCCATAGTGTTCTCCTTGTTTATTTATGACGTTTATTGATAAAAGCCTCTTCAATTCAGTTATTTAGTCAAGATTGTCCCTCGCAAGGGGTCAAGTTATTTGGCTAAATTGTTGATGGCAGTTGCCACACATTAGTGTTGCACAACTATGTTTTTTTAGAAAAGCCTTTTTTCATCTTTGCATAGGCTTTTACACTTATTGTACTTTTTGATTTTGGACGAGAAGTACCTGCTCGTTTTCTTTTATTAATATTATTATATAAAGAATTTTTCATAATTTTATAAATCCGATTTAGATAATTTTTCTTTTACTAATGCTTGATATGCAGGGTCTTTAGAATACCTGTCATCACTCATAGCTCTTGTAACTTCAGCCCATGATGCGTAACCTTTTTCTCCTGACACTGTTGCTTTTCCTTCAAGTAAATTTGGTTCGTTACCATTAGCTTTTTCAAATTTAGCTTTTAATCCTACGACAGCTAACTTTGCTGTTTCAATATCTTTAGAATTAACTGCTGTGTTGTAAGCAGTTTTTTCTTCTTCAGACATATTTTCTGCCGCCCATGCTGTCATTTCAGTATATGCTTCAGAGCCTCCTACCATGTTTTTAATAGAAGATGCTTGTTGGTCAGCTATTGCTTTTTGACCTTCAATAAACTGATTTACATAATCTTTAGGTATCCCTGCTTTTTCTAATGCTTCGTAAGATTTTTCATCTAACTCACCTTTTTCAGCATACTCAGACGCAAGAGTGTCCATGTTTAACCCTGCGGTTTCAACTGCTTTTTCAGCTATATCTAAATCTGAATTAGTA